TTATTTTCAACTGGTTTTTCTTCAACATTGTCAATATTTTTCTTTGGTCTAGCCATGAAACACTCCTAGTTTTGGTTTCATTGGCAATATTTCAAATTTTAATTATTTGTGGAAGACAAATTTTAGTTTACAAGACGCATTGAGTAAATTTGCAAGAAGCATTGAGCAAAAAAAGGGCCCCTCAGAACGAGGGGCCCAGGAAATTGTCTAGCAATTATTAGATTGAGAGACCTTTCTTAGCAATCCACGAATATGTTTTGCTAGCAACCAATACAGACGTGTCGATAATAACGCCATTAATGGAAGCATTTCTTGTTGCATCATCCAAAGAGTTCGCAACAGGAAGGGCTACTGTATTGATAGCAGCTTCGCCAACTGGAACAACTTGGGCAAATCGAATGCCCGTAGCTGCCAATGCAGATGTTGGGAAGGCGAATGCCGTAAAGGCTGTTGAGTCAATATCAAGGGTGATCGTATTGACTGTGGCACTATGGGCTATAGCAGTAATTGTAGCCAGATAGTTATTGATCTCGGTCATTCCAAATTCAGGAGGTACAATAATACGTACCTTCTCCCCAACTTGAAAATCATGGGCCACTGACATCGTAACCACAGCAGGATTTGCTTGCGTGATGCCTGTGATATATCGCACTCTTGGATAGTATCGTGGCGATGCAGCTATTCCAGGATTCGTTACAGAAGTGCCTTGATATGGTAACTTTCTATAGAATCCAGCAGTAGCAGGTGCGGCAAACCCAGAGGCATCTAAGAAGCCAAGAGTTTGTGACACACCAGCATTTACCGCCGTTACTGAGAAATCCATCCCAGCAATTTGAAGCATGCCAGTCGTCCCATAGACTCGTATAACATCACCAATGCCACCCGTAGTTGCAGAAAGCGCAAGAGGATGGTTGATTTGGTTGATGCCCGTGATTGCGATAGCAGGGCCAGGATTTTGGCCAGCTGTATCAGAAACGAAGGTGAACCCGCCAGTTAACAGAATTGTGTCTGTCAAAACGTTGGGGTTGGCACCACTACCTGTTGATACCCTTGCGGTATTTACTGTAGATGATGCTTGCCCCGAAGCCTCAATGATTGTGGCAGCGTGGGCAGTGTAATCAGTTTCGTTCCTAATTTTGAACTCAGTTGCCCCAGAGGGAAGAGAGATCAAAACAGGAGCCAGTGTAGCACCAGTAGTAAAAGTGCCAGTCAAAATGGCATTGATAGGTGAACTCATATTTTTTTACCTCCTTATGCCAATGTACAGCGAAGATTTAGAAGCCACTGGTCGTTCAAAATTCTTGGTACTTCTGCGAACTTGTACCCAACGCTTGCGTTTAGGGCTAGAGGACCGTCATAAATGGGTGGTCTGTAAATAAATTGTGCACTATACCCATCTTGCTCTACGGCTGCATAAGATTCTCTGCCGACACAAAATATATTGTAGACATCTGCACCTAACATTGAAGCATCAGGAGTTACGCTACCAATCGAAGACAATAAAAATCTTACATTGGCAACCGTTCCCCATTCTGCATCGAGCGTCGATTGCTGATTTGGATAATTCCATTTTTGAATAAAGCCATTGACATTGTCAAGTTGGCCAATCAAATTTGTGTGACCAAGGCCAAAATACGCATCGCGTACAGGGGCCGTTCCAAATTTATTTTCGCCTTCTACGCCTGTCACAAATGAATATGCATTATTCCCACGAAGGGTTCTAACGACATAGTCAACGTCTGACCGCGTGATTTCTGTTGGGTTATCACCGTCTACACCACCAACACAGTTCGCAAATGCCGCTGTGGCTGCCAGCATATTTCTCATCAGCTGGTCTTCAGTCTGACGAAGGGATACCAATCTATTACTTTTGTGACCAGTTGTACGATAATTCCGTATGACTGGCGGGACAGGCTCTTCGGCCCATCCTCAGCGATTTCATGTATAGTCGCTGTTTAGACTATCGCATACAATCTGGATCGAGAACCCATTGCTCATTCATTTCTTTTGATGAATACTCGAACTTAGGGAATCCCATTTTTTCCCCTGGTTCTAATGGATTTTTAAGATCTAGATTGCTCTTCTCACTTAGTCGTTCAGGCTGTATGAAATCTTCCAATAATTTCGAAACTTCTCTTCGTACTATGTATGAAAATTCTTCATTGCAATTATTGCATAGTAAGATTTCATCATAATATCTATTCCCATCTCCAGGATGAAGCCATTTTTTGCATTTGTTACATTCCATACTTGCCCCTTGTTACCCTCAGCTTATGCTGCAAGGGCCTCCAAGTCAATCAGAGAAAATTTACCCTCAGCATATTTTTTACCGAGCCTTTGTGCAGCCTCATTTAAAACAGGATCTTGGTTTTGTAACGTAACCTGTTCATTTAGAAGGATATACGTACCGTAGAAATCCATCTTGGCATCAATGTTTAATGCCGTGAGGTTCTGTGGAGCTGGTGTGATGCCACTATTTCCCAATGGGACAGGTGCAGTTGCCAGCGGGTTGTATCTCCTAAATCTAAGAGTTGTACCACCATTTCTTGGCATTGCTTTAAGGTCTGCCGGGATCTTGTGGATCATGTACGGGACAGGCACAGAAAGCAACTTAAACGAGAAGCTCTGCTGGATTGGAGCCGGCAAGGTACTCGAAGTTGTTATAGTCATGTTTTGGATCCAAATAAAGTAGATCCAAAACTATGCAAGCTTTATAGCCTGTTGCATTTCCTGCCAGAGTTGTTTTTTGAGCTCTGGAGTAAGTCCATTTTCAAACTTGTGGACCTCGCCTATAGCGCTTGATTTTGTCACCGACTGGACCGAGACAGGCTTTTTGGAGTTTTCTAAGGCCCTTGCCTTCTGTGGCTGTGTTTTCGCCATATCCCCAATTCCTGTTCTTTTTAGCATTTTATAGGCAGCAACTGCTTGCTCGTAAGGGTTCTGAGCCAAGGCATATAAAGACATTGCAAGTTCTGGATCTTGTTGTTTCAACAAATCAATGTTGTCTTGTGTGACAACGTTCTCATAGTCAGGGAACCTATTCTTAAGTCTTTCATCGACAGTGGAAGCATCACGTTCACGAATAGCCTGGACTGCAACTTCTCTCGCCATTTTTTGTGCAAGGCTACGGGCCTGCTTTGCTGTGACAATGTCATCATCTGCGAGTTTTGCTAGGTCATCTTCTTCTTGAACAATTGGCCTCTCTCTATCTGCTTTAAGCTGGCGAATCTGTTCATCCTGCTCTTGCATAATCCTCCGCACTTCACGCCAATTCCTCTCTTCATCCGTCATGACTGGAGGCTGAGATTGTTGGACTTCTGGTTGGGGGACGTCCTGTGATTGTTCTGATTCTGCTGGCTGAGCGACTGCCTCTTCTACGCTCGGATTTTCATCTTCAGACATCTACATTCCTTGGGTTTGCGAGACCCCGTTACGCCTATAAGTTAATGTTTGGAAGAGACAGAGTACGTCTGTCAAGCGACTATTTTAGTCCAAACAATCCTCTTGATAGGCTAAAGGAATTATTTTGTCAAATATTTCTATGTAGATGGATATTTAAGAAGATTTTGTGATTTGTCTATAAAATAGGCCTAAAATAGTCTGTCAAGGTGATGTTTTGCATAAAATAATGTTTGCGAACAATCTTTTTTGATTATCTTTGAAAATATACCAGTTTTAGGTATGTCAATGAAACATGTGGATTTTTTGATTATTTGGCCTATTTTTCTCCAATAGGATTATTTTATCTAAATAATTCTTACGAGATTGAAGGGAAATGTACTTGCCGAATTTTTGGCGAATAAGGATGATATAGACAAAAAAGGAGATCGAAAATGAAACAGATACTGTTTGCTTTTGCCATCTTTACAAATGTAGCATGCTTTACCCTATCACAGTTTCACGGTGAAACAGGGTCTGATAGAAGTGACAGGCCAGAACAAACGGGTCCAGCCGCACCAGGTGAGCCAGCATGGACATTAACGAAAAACGCTCGAGGACCTACAGGACGCGCTGAAGACCCAAATCCAAGGCCAGATAGAGAACCTCAGGGAATAATCATTAGCCTACATACAAGCGAGCCAAATGGACCAGATGGACCAATGACAGGTTCGGGAGACAAGGGGCCTAGAGGGATGAGTAGTGAGTATTACGCGGCTTTGACAAATGATCACTATGCTGGGCCAGACTGTGGATTGGATTAAGAGGAAAGAAGTCTCAGACGAACCAAGCCCAAAACTCCAAAGCATTCTTGTTATTGGCAAACATTGCGATAGAGAGCATGTAGCATTTTATTATGAGGGAACATGGCATCATGTTAAGGGTTGCAATGAAGAAGGATTTCACTTCATTGGAGGTGAAATAGATTTTGACTACTGGATGCCACTACCTGAGCCACCCAGCAATTCTGAAGAGAAAACTGTTTATAAAGATTTTGAATGTACAATGGGCGATGGGTTAGGTGAAGACAATACCTGGTAATTTTTCCAAGAATTCAAAAGAATAAGAGAACACATGGATTATCCCTTTCACCTAATTTGCAACGGACTACGATTCCTTCTCTTATATCAAAAACACCTCGAAAGAAAGAGGAAATTTTCAGAAAAAGAATTCATCGTAATGAAGATGTTTGAACAACAACCAATTGTTTATTGTCTGGTAAAGGTAGATAAGGGGTATTTACCTCTCAATAGAGATTATAAGCCGATTGGATTTGTTGGTGGATGGGCTAATTATGATGAATTTCCTTTTTTAACTATTCTAGAAGGGTTTATTGATTTAACTATTTTTGATGAAGATCATGTAGTAGGAGACAAGTTGTTTTTATATACAGACAAAACAACCCCATATAGAGAAAAAAACATTAAAGGATACATCCACCGAGTATTAACTGCTTTTAAAAAAAATGAAGAGTTTTACAAAATTGCTGATGGCTGGAAAAAAAGCGAATATTCTTTATATTACCACAAGGGAAATTCTCTTTTTACACTAGAGCAATTCATTGGGAAACCCCAATAGCTAAGACATTGCCCAATCAAATGTATAAGAGTCGCGATCTAGACTCTTAGACAAACACATCTCGATCCATTTGACCAACTTAGGGTCATATTGATCTGGATTTTTAGCAATCGTGATACAGTCTTGCCAACCTGGAAGTGACCATAGAGCCTCAACGTGCCCTTTCTTGGCGTCTACAAGATATAGAGTCTTGGTGGCATTGGGATATTGTTCCATCATTTCGAAAGCATGTGGGGGAGTCTGGCGGGCTATAAACCAATTTCGTACAACATTCTCTGCCCACATTTCCTTCTTCGTGATGACAAACACATAGAAGGGCGACTTGTACTTGTGTTGGTTCTCCTCAACGCACTTCTCTATCTCCTTAGCGTAGTCAGGAGCATAGGCATCAAGAGTTTCGCCAACAGTTTGGGTAGCATAAGGCTTGGAAAGAATATCAACTACAGCCTGGCCAACCCTTTTTGCATGGCAACCAAATCTATCGTAGTCGTATTTGTCCTTAGGCTTTTTGTTTTCATCATCAGGGAACTTGATGAGGACCATATCACCTATTTTTGGTGCATCTTCTTCAAAGTCATGGCCAGTCGAGCCCTTTTTCCTGTCACTCCTAGGCCCTTAGCCGCTGTCTTAATCTTTTTGGCTGGGATTTTGCCTGTCTTTTTACTGACGCCCAAAGTCTTACGAAGGGAACCAGGTTTTTTGATGGCTCCCGAGATCCAGTTGTTGGACATTATCGACCCCTACATCCATGCTTCATGGACTTCATCAAGGACTTATCCTTCTTGATGGCACTCTTTTCTTCTTTGATGTCTTCCTTGAGATGGCCAACCACCTTCTTGCCTGGCATAGCCTTCTTCAGCATCTTGCCAAACAACTTCTTGTCGGCAGCTTCATCATCGTGTCCGCGCATAGTTCCTCGTTAGTGTTGGAGGTAAGGTCCCGTAAGGACGGTCTTTTCCATCTGTTTCTTCTTGGGGACCTTGACCCCCTTACCTTTCATAACCTTTTCAGCGACTTTTTGAGGCTTGCCGCCAGGCCTTATCATTATCATTTAGTGTTGATTTGAAAGAAATTTTTCAGTCTGACCCTTGCCATGATTCACCGTCTTGTCAACACCGGTGATCGTGTCATCAAGGTATTCTTCAAAAGTAGATTGTTTAGGAAAAGCCCTCATAGTTACGTCTTGGGGCATGTTAGCAAAGCTGGTTTTATCAAGACCAAAAGAAGTCTCGGAACTTGTTGATTTCTTGGCCATTTATTCCTCCTAAGGAATGTTTTGGTTTTCAATCTTTACTTTATTTGCCAAAGGATTTTTTAACAATGAACTTTTCATCTGAATTGGCTAAGGTTGTATAAAAGGTCATTACTAAACTCCTGCCTGTTGATTTTGGGGTTGTATCTTTTGCTGTGGCTCGATCTGATTCTGTACCTGTGTAGATTGCATGATCTGAATTGCCTTCCCAATCTGTTCAATATCCATTCCTTCAACTTCCTTGTCCATGCTCGCAATCTCTTTGGCCGCCTTGATCAAATTAAGGAAGGCGGCTGTTTTGTCTTGCTCTGCCCTATTTAGTCTCTCTTGACCAACTGCTGCATCAATCTGGACCTTGTTCATTCTCTCTGCAGCTAATGCATGTTGACTCTCAGCAAACCCTATCTTGGTTTCATTGTCAATTTGCATATTCTGCATTTGGATTTGAGCCATTTGCTGCTCTTGCTCTTTCTCCTGCTGCTCTGTTGCCTCGATTTGCTTGATAAGTTCGTCTTTGTTGGGCAGTTGCATGTTTTCGAGGATGTAGGACGTTGGTATTGGGATGCCAAGCTCCTTAAGGTATAGGGCTTGTTGCAATGCTAACTGCTTTTGGGTAGCTGTTAATGGGGCCTCTTCGACTAGGGCGTCATATTTGCTGAAGGCTCGATTGTAGAATTCTTGGCTGGGCTCATCGTTAATGATTCTAGAAACCTTGCCTGGAGTCCAATTGGCTTGCATCATTTGGAGATGTAATTTTCCTAGGAGTTTTTGTGATTGATCGAGGTTGTCAAACAAGCCTTGAAGAGTCACTAATCCAGCACCCTGCCTTAGAATGGCTAAAACACCCGCCTTATCATCTGTCGCTGCCCCCAATAACTCCTCTGACACTCCGGAAATCTGCTGTATCTCATTGCCCAACATCTCAGACAATTGGATCATGCTTGGCGGGACTTGGGGAGGAAGAATTTGCTGTGCGTCATCCATTTGGGCTTCTGCCTTGAGAGCTAACCCTCGACCTTGGCCTTGTAAGAACACGTCTTTGGGGTTAACAAGTGCATTTTCCTTGTACTTCCAGCCAGAGGTGATTTGGGATTCGAGGATATCTAATGAGGTGATCATCCTTCGATTGAAAAGGTACTGCGCATCCCTGATTCCTCTTACTACGCCCTGAACTCTCCAAGGGAAATAGGGGATCTCTGGAGTGTAGTAGGCCCAAACAGGGACAAATGGGTAGGAGTCAATACCTAAAGGATTTTCTCCATGGTACATGACCTTGCCCTGAACGACGATGCCCAGCTTAACTGTAGGTATCTCGTTCTTCGTGACAATGGTTTGAGGATACATGTGCAGAAAGTCCCTCAAATCCTCTTCATCACCCCTCCATTCAATCGATTCACCAGTGGCTGTATCAACGATCACTTGCTGAGATCTCGTGGATAGATACCAGAACTCGTCGTAAATGATTAAATCTTGCATGCCATAATTGTAACTTTCTGGAAGAAATTGAAACTTGCCATCACGATTTCCCCAACCAGACATGTTTTTTATCTCATTCTCACGACCAGGAAGCAGGGACTTTACTTGGTTTCTAGACAAGTATTTTCTAGTCCAAAGTGCGTTACAGTCTGACAAATCTTTCTTTTTAAAGTATGGGTCAATCAAATAAGCATTGTATGAGAGGTTGTCAACTTTAATATCTCCATTGACAGGATCCCTAGTATAGTCAACCCAAGTAGACAGAAGATTCATCCCAGAGGTCAATGCTCCCTCAAATGCTTCTGAAATCGTCTCCAAAACACCGCCATGAGTGTTTACATGATATAGGAGCTTCGTAAATTGGTCCGCAGTGTGTTGTGCTCCAGACTCAATGGGTGTGACCATAGTGCTCTTTCGATGCTGCCTCTGGTACCCTGAAATCATGTTGACGACACGACGAATGCGGTTGAAGTTGAATTGGCGGCGACGAAAGGCAGGGAGGTTTCCATAAATATCATTGTACATCGATTGATCCCCGGCAAGGAATCTATTGTCGACATCTGCCTCTGACCAAAAGGACTGGTTGATAGTAATATATTTAGCGTAGCAGTTGTCCATCATCTTCAAGAGATTGTGGTCATTTTCGACGTAGTAGGAATCAGAGAGCTGGGGGAAAAGAGTCATACGCCCTTCGTATTTTATAATTTCCTTTACAATACAAGGCTTCGCGAATTTTATTCAAAGACTAGCGGGATTTTGCTTGAGAAAAATTAATCGAAAAAGCAAGGTGAGACTTTATGAACAAGATCCCCAGGGTCTGAGATGAAGATTATATATATAAATAGTCTTCATCAGAGGGTGTGGAAGTGTTCATAGCTCTCTACATTACCTGTTGATAGCAATGTTCGTGGATGACAATAGGGAAAGAGAGAACAAGTAGCAGACAGGAAAGGCACAATGCATAAGAGCAAGTACGAACTTGAAGATGAAGCAGAAATGCGTGAGATGTTAGATGAGTACCACGAGTTATTCGATAGGATGGTATTCAAAGGACAATGGGAGAGATGTACGAATGAGGAAGAGCTAACGGAGCTCCTTATGGAAACTCATTTGCTAGCCCAGGATTTCATGGATTCACTCAATAGGATTAAGGAGAATAGAAATGGATTGCCCCGAACAAAACCCCACAGAACTCGCTCCACAAAAAGTTGCAGACACGGAGACTCTGGAGAAGATTAGGGATAGGACGAATAAAATTATATCCAGCTTCTTCGAGGTGGTTAGGTCTGACGAGGTATACAATAAGACGCTTGAAGAGGCAAAAGAAGAAGCACAAAAGTTGTGGCAAATTGAGGCGTCTTCACTCATGCAAGCCATTGCAGCTATATCCACAAGCGTTATTCTGTCGATCAACAACAAAGGTATAGACATTAACGAACTCATAAATGATCATTTCCGATCTGTGAATACATATCTCAAGCAATCTATACAGACTTAAGCTGGACAACCGCAAGAGGTGGAGGAGGCATCAAATGGCGAAAGCACCGAAGAAGCCATCAAAGAATGAGCTTATACAAATGAAGATAGAAGCTCGAGCGCAGGCAATCCTAAAACATCTCTACAGATACATTGATGATACTCGAGATCTAGTAGTGGATGAAGAGGATAGCGAATTAGAAAGGATCACTGACGAGTCTTTGGTCTTGATGCGTGTGGCTGCTTCTTTTTCTGCCTATGTGATTGAGGAAACTAGTAAAGAAAAAATTGATATAAACATTGTCTATGAGGCCTATCTGACACTTTTGGATATCTTTCTAGATGAAAAAGAAGAAGGGAAGACATGAAACATCTCGCCATCGCACTCCTTGCTCTATGTTCAACATCGGCAGCTTTCGCGGGCCCATCCTATTTGCCATTCGAGGATGAGAAACACCCAGAGAGGTATCACCTCGACATCGACACCCCTCCCATTGCTTGCCACACAGCACACCCTCACTTTAAGGTCTATTATTTCGATGAAGAAGGAAGAATGGCGGCCGTTTATAGAGTTAAGTTAGTTAGAATTGACGATATGGGAGTTTATTTTAACAAGTCAGACATTATAAGGGTCAAGAAATGCCACCAGAAGAAGAGATAATCAACACCATCCCCGGTCAAAATGATTATGACGGAGACTAAAACGATAGAGACTACGGTCGTCCTTCCTGTCAGGATATCTCAAAACTTCAACAAAGACCTATTGTCTATTTCCTTTCCATTATTTAGTGCTAAGGTATGGACGATTTACTCGTTCATTAAACTTAAACTTGAACGAAAGTCTAAGTGCAGCAAAGAAAAGTATCAAAAGTTTGCAGAACTTGAAAGAAGGTTTTTAGATTTATATGAGTGGGCGAAGGCTGAGGAAGAAAACCCCAAAAAACTCCCAAATAACAAGGCTCAAGGATCCCTGTATTTCCCTTGGTTTGTTGATCGAGGCCGTAGAAACCTATATTTTCGATTGGAACAAGAAGCGTGGAGATTCTTTACGAAACACAAATACAACTCTCCGAATGAGAAAGGCCAACAATGAACATGGAGACTAATTATGCATGATGGTTTTCCCCCTAAAAACTGTCCCCATTGCAACGCCCTGCTAGATGATGGGGACATCTACGAACACTACCTCAAAGAATATGGTGACGAGAAGAAGGCCCTGGAGACTGCAGGGGATTTTGGTTGGACAAAGGAAGACCCTCATCATTTCTCTAGAATTATGGGCATCTATTCTTATGTAACTGACCGATGCGAATCATGGGAATGTCCTGATTGCAAAAAGGAGATCATTCGCTATGGGAAGTCTTATCGCCCTACGAAACTATGTGCGGAATCGCTGGATTGACAAGACACATGCCCTAACCTCGAAGCTTAAGAGGGGGCAATGGTATGATTTTGATGAGCGACTTTTACATTGTATGTTCGATGGACTGGTAGATTTTGTAGAGTGTGAAGCGGGAATGAGAAGCCTTGAATGGCAAACCACACTCACAGCAGGTAAGGAATGGCACTATCTAGAAAGCGATCCAAAGTACAATGATCCGATCCAACAGGCTCTTGATGCAAAAGAAATTATTTCTCTTTACAAATGGTGGAAAGACATCAGACCTCAACGACCTGACCCATACGACCAAGAAGAGCTTGACTCCATGGACTGTGTTCAAATGGAACAAGATCAGATGGATGAAGACACAAAAATGATGGTAAGGCTGGTGAAGATTAGGGGATCAATGTGGACATAGAAGAGCTCCCATAGCTCAGTAGTAGAGCAGTTGGCTGTTAACCAATTGGTCGGAGGGGCGGAACCTTCTGGGAGCGATAATGTGAGGTGAAAATGAAGCGTCAGGTCTATACCTATCCAGAATGCAAAGACAAAAGGATACAAAAGGCCGTTGAGCATATTCTTCGAAGAAGTATAGAGGATTCAGAAAGGGCGGTCTTCAAAAAGTACCAAAAAGCCAGGCATAATGAGATGTGTCTACCTGGTGGATTCCTACCTCCTCCATGGCCTTTGACAGCCGAAAATGAAGATAAAACATTTGGCTGGCTTGCTTTTCAAGATTGGTTGACGGAAGAGGATTGAAGTGATGAAAAGTGAGGTGATAAGGGCTAGTGTTGAGGTCTAGCGGCAGCGATCGGGTGATGCGTTGCCAGTGGGGTCCGGAAGGTCTGGGCCTCATTTTGAACTAAGGAAGGAAAATATGGAAAAGTCAAAAGAGATGCCGAAGTGGGTTGACGATATTGAGGCCCTTAGTCATCACCAAACAGCCTCGATGTTTACATGGCTAGAAACCCATCATATTGGTGATGAAGAGTCGGTAGCTATTAAAGCCTGTGCAGTAGTGTTGGCCAGAGCTATTAATATATTTGTAAAAGAAAAGGCTAAAGAAAAAGAAATGACCTTAGTTTTTAAGCTTTTAAAAGACCTTATTTTGCATCAATAGCAGGAGCTTCACCTGCTTCTTCTGCCTTCTTCCTATCCTGCATCAATTGAAAATGTGTCTTCTTCTTGGCTGTAACTTCCCACTTCTCCAACAATGTCCGGACATCAGTCTCAGTTCCAGTGAAGTTTATCTCTTCTTTTTGCCCTAAATGGAACTTGCCACACCATATCAACATGGTCGGGTTGCCATCCTCGACGGCTTTTTTCCATTGAGCACGCCTCAGGGACTGTTTTCCAGACTCTCTAGCCCGCTTTATAACATCCGCATAACGCCTAGCAAGGGTATCGACAGAAACTCCCATGACAGCCGCAATCTCATTATCTGTGCATTGGACTGAGGCCAAATCCTTGAGTTCTTTAAGGTTGATTTCTGTTTTAGGTCTCCCACCTAAGTTCTTTTTTTTCACTGCCATTATGCCCCCACGTTTATACTTAAACCATAGCACGTAAAATATTGTTGTCAAGGGGTTATTTTATTCATGAAGACATAGGTTTATTGATTGCATTAAAATCATCGATAACATTAATATCATTGGCGATTGAAAGCTCCAGGCTAGCCATTTCTCTAGCAGGAAATGGCGGGGTGATTTATGTATAACACAAACAATGAGGACAACATGAGTTTTGATTTTTACAAGTCATACGATCGAAGTGGAAACTCAAGATATTTTGCAGATAATGAAGAGGCAGACGAGCTTCTGGAATTTCTTGGTGTTGAAGCAATGTATGTCGATGAAAAGCACATGGACAAGATCTATAATTGGCTATCAAAAATGGGCCATGAATGCTATGTAGAAAACAAGCCGCAAAGAAGAGTAAAGGAAGAAATTAAATTTGAGCCAAGTAGACACCTAGCCTACGTGTAATTCCCAGTCCCACTCAGTATTTGGGTGGGACTTTTGTTTGTCCATAGCCCCACTATTTTGTTCCAGCCTTAGGCACCCTGTCAAGATGAGCGAGGTAATAAAAAATAGTGTTGGCATCAGATAGGTTTGTTTTGAGCTCCTCCTCAAGAATGCATACCTCATCCTGTTCCGCCCTATATTTCCTCGTCTCTACTGAAGCCCTATAAAGCCGTTCAACAATATCTTCTTCTTCTTCCATTTTCCTCCTGGGTGTTGTGTTTTGGAAAAAGACTAAGAATGGTGGGTTTTTTTGGCAAGAGGGGAAATTTTGGGGAGGGGGGCGCGGGACATATGGGGTGGGGCTAAGACTCACAAGCCTAGAAAATATGGCCTATCCTTCCTCATTTATCAATGCCCAAGTTCGTTGATTTGTGCCACTGCCGGTGGCACTAATTGGCATTCCAATAGGCCTTAACTAACACTACCGTTTGTCTAGGAATGGTGGCTAAAGCTGTAGGAGTATCTTGCTAAAGCTGTAGGAGTATCTTGCTAAAGCTGTAGGAGTATCTCTCTCAGTCACCGTCCTCATTTATCAATGCCCAATTGCCATCAATCATAGGCAAAGGCAAAAGCATCCAGTAAACCTCTTCCCCATCTCCAGTAAATGTTTTCATAGTTTCAAATTCATTATCTATTTCAACACACCAACTTAACATACATCGACCTTTCTTCAACTTAGTAATTTTGTCTAAATAACCTTTATAAGGTCCACCTCCATCAATAAATATAAAAATAGGTCTTTTAACCCTTGGCCTCCGTTTGGCAAGTGGAATCCAGTGATAAGACTTATTAACCCATGCCTTTCTCATCTTCACACCTCCCTCTCCAAAACAACGGTCCTTCCT